AGAAAGAAACGAACTATACGATAATTACGCAACAAGATGGGAATACTACATCAGATCATATTTAGGCGGTGAAGAATACAAAGGTGGCAGATACCTACAAGAATATAACTTAGAATTAGAAAACGAATTTGAAAAGAGATTACAGTTTACACCATTAGACAATCATTGTCGTAATATCGTTCACATCTATTCATCATTCCTATTTAGAGTAGCACCGACTAGACAACTAGGTAGCTTAGAAGATGATCCAACTGTACCTATGTTTTTACAAGACGCTGATTTAGAAGGTAGATCATACAACGCATTACTTAGAGAAGTTCAAACTTACGCATCTGTTTACGGACATTGTTGGTTACTGATTGACAAGCCTAATTCAAACGCAAGAACAAGAGCAGAAGAATTACAGCAAGAGATTAGACCCTACATGAATATCTATACACCTGAGAATGTTATAGATTGGGATTGGGAAAGAGCAGCTTCAGGTAAGTATTATTTATCTTATCTTAAAATTAGAGAGCATAGATCAAGAGAAAAAGATGTATATAGAATTTGGTATCTAGATAGAATTGATACTGTTGAGTTACAAAGAATGGGTGCTAAAGAACCTAAGCTAATTGATAGCGTTCCTAATCCACTTAATCAAATACCAGCAGTATGTTTATATAACCAAAGATCATACGATAGAGGTATAGGTGTATCTGATTTGACAGATGTTGCTGATTTACAAAGAGCAATCTATAACGAGTTATCTGAAATAGAACAGTTAATCCGATTATCTAACCACCCTTCATTAGTTAAGACTAGAGATGTTGATGCAAGTGCTGGGGCTGGTGCGATTATAGAACTGCCTGACAATGTTGATCCAGCATTAAAACCATACATCTTACAGCCTTCAGGACAGAATTTGGATAGTGTATTAAAAACTATTCAGACTAAGATTGATGCTATCAACAGACTAACTCATGTAGGGGCTGTGAGATCAACAAGTGAAAGAACTGTATCGGGTGTAGCACTTAGAACAGAGTTCCAATTACTTAACGCTAGACTATCTGAGAAAGCAAACTTAATGCAGTTAGCTGAAGAACAAATTTGGAGATTGTATGCTAAGTGGCAAGATAAAGCATTTGATGGTAAAATTATCTATCCTGAATCATTTGATCTAAGAGATTGGGCAACTGATCTTGAAGTCTTACAACAAGCAAAAGCATCTAACATTAAATCAGATACTTTTGTAAAAGAACTAGATAAACAAATAGCTAGAACAGTTGTAGAAGATGATGAAGTATTATCACAGATTGATGATCTTGAAGTCTTACAACAAGCAAAAGCATCTAACATTAAATCAGATACTTTTGTAAAAGAACTAGATAAACAAATAGCTAGAACAGTTGTAGAAGATGATGAAGTATTATCACAGATTGATGAAGAAATAGATCAGCAAACAACAAGACTTGGAGAGTTCCCTCAGACACCGATAGAAACTCCAACAGTATAATATGGCAGACTTACTGGAGAAGTTAGGTAATTACAGGCAACGTAGAGTTACAGATTTATCAGATACTCACGTTGAACGATTACAAGGTTCATTAAAAGAATTAGAAAACCAAGTTATTAGTGAAGCTAGTAAGATTGATCCTAAACGTGGAACATTAAAACTTAGAACTACTGCTGCATTACAACTTAGACCAAAACTAAAACAACTTATTGAACAAACTTATTTAACAGCCGTACAAACAAACATAGCAGAATACGATCAAGCTGCGGCATGGTTAGTTGCTACGTTTAAAGAATATCCAATACCAGCAGAGTTTAAACAAATTACAGAACTTGATCTAACAACAATACAACAATTAAAACGTGGTGCTTATTTACCATTTGAAGATTTAGGTAATGAGTTTGCTAATGAGTTAGCACAATCCGTTTATAATAGTACAATTACTGGACAACCTACAGATCAGATGATTAGTGATTTAAGAGGTAAGATCAATGGAGTCTATCAATCAACTGATAATGAAGAAGCACAAGAGTTAGTAGATTTTATAGCTAACAATCCTGATAAACCTGTAGAAGTTAAAACTGCTACAGAAAGATTACAAACGATTTATGGCAGAGATAGATTAGGAAATAACTTTAGAAGATATGCTACACAATTAGTTCAAGATTCATTAATGGGTTTTGATGGACAGTTTGCTAAGTATAGAGCAGATGAATTGGGATTAACGCATTACAAATACTCAGGTACAACTGTTAGAGATTCTAGGGATTTTTGTAGAAGAAACGTAAACAAAGTTTATAGTGAAGAAGAAATTAGAAGAATTTGGAACACTCAAACATGGCAAGGTAAAGCACAGGGTGATCCATTTGTTGTCAGAGGTGGTTATAATTGCCGTCATCACTGGCAGCCTACTGATCCTGATTGGGATTTGTAATTGACAAAATAGGCAGTAAACTCTAAGGAGAAAATATGGACGAGAAAAATAACTCGGTGGAACAAACTGAAGTTCCTACAAAAAATCAGGAAACTGTTGAAACACCGAAAGAAGAAGTTAAAGCAGAAACTAAGGCATTTACTGAAGAACAAGTAGAAGCCATTGTTCAAAGACGTTTAGAAAGAGAGAGATCAAAAATCTCTAAAAAACTAGATGGCATTGACATTGAAGAAGCTAAACAACTTCTTGAGGAAAAGAAACAGAAAGAGCAAGAACTTGCTTTACAGCGAGGTGAGTTTGAGAAAGTTATGAAAGAAACAGTATCTAAAAAAGATACTGAGATTTCAAAGCTGGTTTCTGAATTACAGAAAGTTAGAATTGATGAACAATTAGTCAATGTAGCTTCTGGCTTAAAAGCAATTAATCCTAATGAGGTTAAATCCTTATTAAGAAATAGCGTTAAGCTAAATGATTCAGGAAATGTTGAGGTGATCGGTGAAAACGGAACACCAAGATACAATGAAAAAGGTGATCTAATGAGTGTAAACGAATTAGTCGCTGAGTATCTAAATAACAATCCTCATCATTTGAGTGCCACTCCTAAAGGAACGGGTAGTCAAAGTGGGATTGGTGGCGATACACCCAAGCCTATAAGTATAAAAGATTTGGATATGAGCAATCCTGAGCATAGAAAAATGTATGCCGAGATGCGAAAACAAAGAGATACAGGTGGTGGAATGAAGGCAAACTTAACAATAAACAATTAGACATAAAGGAGAAAAAATATGGCTAACGAAACAACAAGTTCAACTCTATCCGAGTTGTATACTGAAATTATCCAAGAAGCGATTTTCACGTTTCAGGAAACTTCAGTTATGCGTCCACTTGTAACTACTTACAACATCAGTGGACAAGGTAAACAAATCGCAGTTCCAGTATACCCAGCAATTTCTGCTGCGGCTATCGCTGAAGGAACTGATTTGTCAAACACAGCAGTAAACCCAACAGAAGCAACAATCACTGCAAGTGAAATTGGTGTAATGACTACATTAACTGATCTTGGTAGAGATTCAGCTTCAAGAAACGTAGCTGCTGACATTGGTAAACTATTTGGTGATGCAATCGCTGATAAAGTAGATACTGATATAGCTGGTTTATTCAGTTCATTCAGTTCTGATATCGGTTCTGCTGGAACAGAATTAACTCCAGAGTTAATCTTCAAAGCAGTTGCTACACTAAGAGCAAACAATGTACCTGCACCTTACTATGGTGTGTTTAACCCTAAAGCTGCTTTCAACTTAAAGAAAACTTTAGTTGCGGCTGGTTATTCAACTAGTGCTAATGCGGTTTCTGACTTAGGAAACGAAGCGTTAAGATCAGGTTACGTTGGAACTGTAGCTGGTGTTCAAATATTTGAAAACTCAAATATTGCGATTGACCAGTATGATGATGCAGTAGGCGGAGTATTCCACCCAGTATCATTAGGTTTAGCTATGAAAGAGGACTTTAAAGTAGAAACTCAAAGAGATGCGAGTTTAAGAGCAACAGAAATCGTTGCTACGATTACTAAAGGTCAAGGCGTAGTTAAATCAGACTACGGAGTTGCAATCACAACTGACGCAGCATTATAATCAATGCTAATTATCTGGGGGATTGAAATATATCCCCCAGTACGATAAGAGGTTTATATGGCTAATTTTTCTACAGACGCAGACTTACAAGTTTATCAACCAGATATTCTAACTTTTGGGGTAGCTTCATTTACATCACCAACAGATTACCATGCTTTAGCCAGAGCAGATATTGAAAGACAATTAAGAATAGATTGGTTTCCAGTTTATCAAAGAAACGTCCAAGAGGACATATCGGTATTAGAAACTATAGAAATGGACGAAACAAAATTAACAGATGCACAATGGGTTAGATGTTCTGTTTACAAAGTATTAGCTGATTATGTATGTCCATTATTAACTAAGTTTAATTCAGATGATAACTTAGACAGATTTCAAATGATGCAGAAATATTATCAAACCGAATATGCTAAAGAGTTTCAATCCGTACTCAGAGATGGTGTAGAATATGATGATGATAATTCTGGCACAATAACTAATTCAGAGAAAGAACCTTATCATAGACTTAGATTAATCAGATGAAGATTACACCTAAAGTTGATGATGCTAAATTCAAACGTAAACTCAATCAACAACTAAGAGAACAGCCAAGACAAGTACAAATCGCATTAGGACGAACTGCTGAGTTCTTGCTAGGCATGATTAGAAAACGTACTCAAAAAGGTAAAGATGCAGATGGTAGTAATTTTAAACCCTATACACCTGAGTATAAATCATTTAGGCGAGAAAAAGGCAGACAAGTTAGATTTCCTGACTTAAACTTTAGTGGTCAAATGTTATCCAATATGACACAAAAAGCTAGTCCAAAAGAAGCTATATTATTTTTTGCAAATAAATTCCAAAATGCTAAAGCTGTAGGAAACCAAAAGAAAAGACCATTTTTCTTAATTGGTGATAAAGAACAAAAGACATTAATTGATTTTTTTGCTAAAGAACTATTTAAACAGAATAAATTAAGATGAGCAATAGAGAGAACATAGCTAATAATATTATCACTGTGCTAGACGCAGTAACATCTCCTATTGAACTTAAAAAGATTACTAGAGAACCTTTTGATGTAGATGAACTAACTCAACAACAATATCCCGCTATATTTATACAATCAGGTAATGAGATTAGATCAGATGAAACAATGACATCATCTACAATTACTAGAGAAGCACAAGCAGACTTTATCCTCGTTGGTTTTGTCAAAGGAAGTGATACAAATATTGACACTAAACGAAACCAACTTATAGAGGTCATAGAATCTACTCTTGAATCCGATAGGACGAGAGGTGGATATGCAAAGAGAACTGAAATCGTAGAAGTATCTACTGACGAAGGAACTCTTTACCCAGTTGGTGGAATCCGAGTGGTGGTACGAGTTATGTACCAATATACTGCTGGAACACCATAAACAACTAACTAAAGGAGAACCAATATGGCAACACATACTGGATCAGAAGGTACGATCAAGATTGGATCAGATACTCTTGGTGAGTTAAGATCATTCACTCTTGAATCTACTGCTGAAACAATAGAAGATACTGCTATGGGTGATACTGATAGATCATATAAAGTTGGTCTAAAGGCTTTCACTGGTACGGCTTCATTGTTTTTTGACGAAACTGACACAGCACAAGGTAACTTAGATGCTGGTGCAGAAATTACTTTAAACGTATATCCTGAAGGTGCAGCAAGTGGCGACACTTACTACACAGGTTCAGCTATCGTTACAGGTAGAACTATCAACTCATCTTTTGATGGAATGGTAGAAATGGAGATATCGTTTCAAGGAAACGGATCATTAACAGAAACAACTGTATAAGGAAAGCAAACGCATGAGTGTAATAGATAGAGTAAAAGATCATTTTGAAAATCAGGGAATCAAGACTATTGAAGTCGCCGAGTGGGGCGAGGAAGGCAAACCTTTAGAAATATATTGCAATCCATTTACTATGGCAGAAAAAAGAAACTTATTTAAAGGTGCTAGAAATGATGATTTAGGCGTATTAGTAGATGTACTTCATTTAAAAGCATTAGATGCTGATGGTAATAAAATATTTAAATTAGAAGATAAAAAAACTTTATTAATGTCAGCAGACCCAGAAATCATAGCAAGAGTATCTACTGAAATGTTATCTGGTGAATCTTTTGAAGATGTTGTAAAAAAGTAAGATACGACCTAGAACTTTACTCTATACTTTTTCTAGGTGAAAAGTTACACAAAAGTATGGGAGAAATTCTGTCAATGACAGAAGATGAGTATAAACATTGGTTGGCATACTATCAAGTGAAGGCAGATAAGGAGAAAATAAGAAGTGGCAACACCCAACCTAAAAATACGCTTAGACGCAATAGATAATACTAGACGAGCATTTAAATCCATTGAAGGTTCTCTTAGTCGTATGCGTCAGAGAATATTCTCATTACAATCTTTATTTGCAACTCTTGGTGCTGGATTTGTTCTTAAATCATTTATTAATGTAGGAAGTGAAGTTGAAAATTTAAGACTTAGATTTAATTTCTTATTTGGAGATGTTAAAGAAGGTCAAAAAGCATTTCAAGGTTTAGTTAATTTTGCTTCTAAAGTTCCATTTACATTACAAGAGATTGCACAAGCATCAGGTAACTTAGCTGTTGTTTCTAAAGATGCAAAAGAATTAGAAAGAAATTTAAAAATTGCTGGTAACGTAGCTTCAGTTACAGGTCTAGATTTTAGAACTGTTGGAGAACAATTACAAAGATCATTTTCAGGCGGTATAGCTAGTGCAGATGTTTTTAGAGAAAGAGGTGTTAGAGCATTATTAGGTTTTAAAAATGGTGCAATTATAACAGCAGAAGAAACAGTTAAAAGATTTGAAGAAGTATTTGGAGAGGGTGGAAGATTTGGTAGAGCATCAGAAGTTCTAGGAACTACATTTACTGGAACATTATCAATGCTTTCAGATAAATTATTTAAGTTTAAATTAGATGTTGCTGAAGCTGGTATATTTGATTTTGCAAAAGCTAGTTTAGCAGTAGTCAATGATCTTATTGAAAAAAATGGAGACTTACTTAAAGGATTTGCACAATCTATAGGAACAGGATTGGTAGATGCTATTTCAGGATTAATTAGAGGTGCTGGTCAAATTTACGAAACAATCAAAGGTGTATTTTCAATTATAGGTGCTGGATTTTCTGGTGTATTAGATTTAATAAAAGCATTACCAGCTGGTGTAAGAGAACTTGGAGTTCTTGGGTTTTTATTATTAGGTACTAAAGGAAAAATTATAGTTCTTGGTATTGGTGCAATACTTAAAAAACTAGGTGTTGATTTAGAAGAA